GTCGTATCCAACACTCAAAGCTCCTAGAGCTATCAACGCTAGGAACGATGAGTTCAAGGTCTTCGCCGGACCACTAGCCAAATCTGTTGAGGATCACGTGTACAAGATGCCTTGCTTTGTGAAGCATGTGCCTGTTGCTACCCGCCCCAACTACGTCTGCGACATGCTGTCACAGTTCGGCCTGTGCTTTGGCTGGGAGGCAAAACCTACTCCCAGTCAACTTGACTACTATGTTACAGACCATAGTAGGTTTGAATGCCATATGACCAATGCAATCATGAATGCCATTGAGCTTCCTGTTTACCGCTATCTTCTATCCAGAATTGCATCGCCTCGAGAGCTAGACCTGTTTTGTTCCATTGCAAATGAAAATCACTTTGGAAATCCACGCGTTCACGGGTCTAGGCTGGCTGGACGAATGTCAGGAGACATGGTGACGTCCGTCGGGAACGGCTTGACGAATCTAATCATTGCTACGTATTTGCTCAAGAGTCATGGCATTCCGTTCTCGATGGTTGTTGAGGGTGATGATGGTTTGTTCTGTGTTCCACGAGGTACCTTCGTGGATCCGGAGTGGTACGTCAAGCTCGGCTTCGCGGTCAAGCTTGCCAAGGTGGCTGAGCCTGGAGATTCTGGCTTCTGTGGCATGCAGTTTGTCGACGATGGCTACCGCCGGCAGATGATTACAGAACCATTCTCCACTATCGCCGACATGGTATGGACTGATGTGCTTCCTGTAATTGAGGCACTCTCGCGTATCAGAGCAACTGCTCTATCTATGATTTGTGAATATCCATCGTGTCCGGTGATCACTGAGTATGCCAAGTATCTCTTGCGTTGCACTCCCACGCTTGAGTTAAAGGCGAAGAAGGATTGGTACACTCAGTACTTGATGAGGTCTCGCGGCGTGGAATTTGAGGTGACTAGCTCCGGCCTCCGGCTCAAGGACTGGAGTCATCTCCTGAATCGCTGCGAAGCCCCTAGCGCAAAGACCCGCGCTGTGTTTGCAGAGCGTTTTGGTATCAGCGAACCACTCCAGGAGAGGTTCGAAGCCTGGTGCCGTAGCTCACCCCTTGCGGTGTTTGAAGATTCACCGCTGGGTCAACACGTCCCTGCAAACATTCAAGAGCATTCATACTTGCACGTTGTGTGAATGTGGCTGAGCCTCCCTCTTGCTCAGTTAGCCTGAGTGGCAAGAGTGAATGCACCCTCTACAGACTTGTAGCGGCCCAACGTCCAC